CCGCTTCTACGCCGCGGCCCCGACCTGGGACCAGGCGAAGCGCATCTTCTGGGAAGATCTGAAGAAGCTCACGCCCACCTGGGCTCTTCGTGACGGGAACCGGCGGACGGCGATCCTCGACGGCGAGCTGTCCATCTTCTACGCCAACGGCGTCCGCCTCATGGTGACCGGCCTCGACAAGCCCCAGCGGATCGAGGGGGAGGACTGGGACGGCGGCGTTGTCACCGAGTACGGCAACTGCAAGGCCGGCGTCCTCGACGAGGTGATCCGGCCGATGCTGATGCGCGGCGGCTGGGTCGACATTGAGGGCGTCCCCGAGGGCCGGAACCACTACTACGAGCTCGCCAGCGCCGTCCAGGCCGGCGACCGGCCCGACTCGACGTACCACCACTGGACGACGGAGGAGGTGCTCCACCTCTGGCTCGGCGAGGAGAAGGCCGCCGCCGACATCGCCAACGCGCAGGCCTCGATGGACCGGCTGCTCTACCAGCAGGAGTACCTCGCCCGGTTCATCTCGATGGAGGGCCAGGCCTACTACGCCTTCGACGAGGACCTCAACGTCGCCGCTGGCGAGGGCCGGGCCGTCTACGATCCGAGCCGCCCCCTGATCCTGTGCTTCGACTTCAACCGGAACCCCGGCGTCTGCGCCTACGTCCAGGAGCACCCGGCCGAGCGCTACCCGTGGCTCCGCGTCAACCCCCGCTACAAGACGGTGACGGCCGTCATCGGCGAGGTCTTCATCCGTCGTGGCAGCAACACCCGGAAGGTATGCGACCGGATCATCTCCGACTGGGCGGAGATCCACCGGGACGACGTCTACCTCTTCGGCGATGCGACCGGCGGCGCGAGGACCAGCCAGGCCGTCGAAGGCTCGGACTGGGACATCATCTGGGACAAGCTCCGCCCCGTCTTCGAGCGGCGGCTGAAGGACCTGGTCGCCCGGAGCAACCCGCCGGTCCGCTCTCGAATCAACGCCATGAACACGCGCCTGGTGGCGGCCGACGGCTCCGTGGGGATGGTGATCGACCGAAAGGGGGCGCCGAACGTCATCCGCGACCTGGAGGGCGTCGAGGCGAACGACAAGGGCGAAGTCGTGAAGGAGGACGACTCGCCGCTCTCCCACATCTCGGACGCGCTCGGCTACTACATCGCCGAGGAGTTCCCCTGCGGGCCAGTCGTGACGACGACGGTGGCTGGCGTGTAAGCTCCCGGCGGGGAGGTCGAAACCGCCTATCCAGGCCCGGCCGCGGTGGCCGGGGCGGCCTCCCCGCTCCCGCCCCTGTAGCAGGCCCGGACGTCGCTCGCCCTGGTGCCGCTACCATGCTCCGGTCCGCCGCAACCGGAGACCCTCATGCGCTCGAAGCTCTTCTCTCTCCTGCTCGTCGCGTTCCTGGTCGTGCTCGTGGTCGGATGCGCCGGAGGGCCGCCCCTGGCCGGTCCCCAGTCGCCGACGACCGGCGACCAGGGCGGTGATCCGGTGAACCTCGATGCAAGGGTCCAGGGCGCCCAGATCCAGGAGGGCAACCAGGGTCAGGTCGGCGAGACCGGCTCCGCGACGACCTACGCGAACCCGACGATCATCCACAACAACTTTTTCGGGAAGTCCAAGATCCGCGTGGTCATGGACGAGAAGGGCAAGCTGAAGCGGTACGACGCTGAGACGGACGGCGGCGCCGAGATCGTCGGCGCGAGGTTCGAGGCCCCGCGGGTTCGATACGGCGAGGACGCGGCCCGGGCCGAGGTGAGCTCCGGCGGGGGAGGAGCGGCCGGCGTCGAGGGCGGCGCCACGACCCGGGGCCGGACGAGGTCCGGGGCACCGGCGCCGAAGCCCGCGGAGGATGCCACGGGGCAGTAGGCGGCCTCTCGCAGGTGAGGAAGCTCTCGATCGAAGCCGGCGCCGTCGTCGTTCTGCCCGAGGACGAGCTGGAGACGGTTCGCGACCTCGATGTCGAGGACGAGGCGGTCGTCGTCGCCTTCCCTCGCTCCTGGCGGCCCGAGGACGTCGCCCTGGTCGTCGCCGCGGCCGTCCGCGGCGATCTGGAGGAGTCGCCGTGAACGGGAAGACCATCGACAAGATCGGAACCTGGCTCGTGATCCTGGGGCTCCTCGCCGTCATGGCCTACCTGGCCGTCGTCGAGGGCCGGACCGAGCCGGTCCCCTGGATGCTGTCGATCGTGACGCTGCTCTTCGGACGCTACCTGCCGAAGCCCGGCGGAGAGACGTAGGGGTGCCGCCCGCCGCCCCGAAGACCTGCGCGGAGCACTCCGCTATCGCCAAGGCGGTCGAGGACCACGGCCACACGCTCTACGGCAACGGCCAGGAGGGCCTCGTGACAATCGTCACGAAGACGGCCGAGCGCGTGAAGCTCCTGCTCTGGCTCTGCGGCGTGATCGTCGGCGCCGTCATCGTCCAGATCGTGGCGACGCTCTCGACGAGGGGCAGTAGCTGATGGCTGACGGCCGCAAGAAGCAGATCGACGACCCGATCCCGGCCTACGAGCGCATGGCCGAGCGCTGGGCGCTGATCCGCGACCTGCTGGGCGGGACGCTGGCCATGCGGAAGGCCGGCGACACGTGGCTTCCGCGCGAGGACGCCGAGGAGGACCCGCAGTACCAGGCGCGCCTCGGCCGCACCATCCTCTACGAGGGCCTGAAGGACTCGATCGACAAGCTCGCGGCGAAGCCGCTCTCCCGGCCGATCTCCGTCCAGGAGTGCCCCGAGCCGCTGGCGTACCTGGAGGACGATGTCGACCGCTCCGGCCGGAGCCTGACCCAGCTCGGCCGCGAGCTGTTCGAGGACCTGGCCGCCTTCGGGAAGTGCCACGTCCTCGTCGACTTCTCGCGCATCGAGCAGAACGAGGCCGGCGAGGCCGTCGCCTCGATCGCCGACGAGCAGGCCCTCGGGGCGCGCGCCGTCTTCGCCCGGGTCTCCCCGGTCGACCTCTTCGGCTGGCGCGCCGATCGCGACGACGCCGGCGAGCGGTACCTCTCGCAGATCCGGATCAAGGAGTGCGCCGAGGTCCCCGACGGGGACTGGGACGTGAAGGAGGTCGAGCGGGTCCGCGTCATCACCCCGGACTCCTGGGAGCTCTGGGAGAAGGTCGAGGACGGCGGCGACCAGCCCTGGCGGAGGGAGGCCCGCGGGACGCACACGTTCGGCTCGGTCTTCCTGGTGACGGCCCACGCGAGCCGCACCGGCTACCTGGAGTCCGAGCCGCCCCTGGAGGGCCTGGCCTGGCTGAACCTCGCGCACTGGCAGTCGATGTCCGACCAGCGGAACATCCTCCGGTTCTCGCGCTTTGGGCTGCTCTTCTACAAGGGCGTGAAGCGCGCCGAGGCGGAGGAGGGCCTGGTGATCGGCCCCTCGCGCGTGATCTCCACGGCGAGCGTCGACGCGGACCTGAAGTACGTCGAACACTCCGGGAAGGCGATCGAGGCGGGCCGCCAGGATCTCGAGGACCTGGAGCGGCGGATGGAGGTCCTCGGCCTTCAGCCGCTCGTCCAGAAGGCCTCGGCGACCGCGACCGAGAAGAACATCGGCGAGGGCCGGAACCTGACGGCGATCCAGGCCTGGATCCGAGCGCTCGAGCGTGCCCTCGTCCAGTGCTACGAGATGGCCGCCCGGTGGCACGGCACCGAGCTGCCCGAGGCGTTCTCCCTCGACGTCTATTCCGACTTCGCCGTGACGCTCTTCGGCGACAAGGATCTCGACCTGCTCCTCAAGACCTACGTCGCTGGCGGACTGACGCTGGAGACGCTCCTCTCCGAGATGAAGCGCCGCGGGAAGCTGGCGGACTCCGTCGATCCCGAGGAGGAGGCCGAGAAGGCCCGGACCGAGGAGGGGATCGACGAGGACCTCGACGAGGACGAGCCTCCAGCAGACGACGACAGGGAGCCTAGCGCCGAGGCGGCCTGACGGTGGGGGGGAGCGCGAGCGAGGACCTCTTCGACGCTGCCGTCCGGCATGCCGTCGACCTGGAGCGGGTGAAGAAGCGCCAGGTCCGGAAGCTCTCCGCGAAGCTCCGCCGCGAGTGCGTCCCCGAGCTGAAGAGGCGCCTCGTCGCCGGCCTCGAGCGCCTGAAGGGCCGCGGTCAGGCGACACTCCGGTCGAAGGCCTTCCGCCGGCTGAAGAAGCTCATCGAGGATGGAGCCGCGGCGGTCGTGAAGCTCCAGAAGGAGACCCTGCTTGCGGCCCTCCAGGAGTTGGCCGAGCTGGAGGCCGACTGGGTTGTCGCGACCTTCCGCCGGTTGGTCCCGCTCCGGATCGACTTCAAGAAGCCGTCGCCCCAGCTCCTGCGGTCCCTGGCGACGACCAGGCCCTTCGAGGGCGAACTGCTCGAGGACTGGTGGAAGGACGTCGGACGGTCGATGCGGACCCGGCTGACGCGCCAACTTCGGCTCGGGCTCGTCGCCGGCGACTCCACGGCGAAGATCGCGAGTCGCTTCGCGAGGGAGCTGGGGAAGACGGTCCGGCAGGCCGCCGTCATCACGCGAACGGCGGTGAACCACGTCACGACCCAGGCCCGGGAGTCGACCTACACCGAGAACGCGGACCTGGTGAAGGGCGTCCAGATCGTGGCGACGCTGGACATGCGGACGACCGAGATCTGCATGGCTCAGGACGGGAAGGTCTACGGTGTGGCCGAGGGCCCACGGCCGCCGTTCCACCAGCAGTGCCGGACGACGACGGTCCCGGTCCTGAGGTCGCTCCGTGAGCTGGGGATCAAGGGACGGTCGGTGCCCGAGAGCACCCGCGCGTCGATGAACGGCCAGGTGCCGGCCCGCCAGACCTACGGCACCTGGCTGAGGCGGCAGCCGAAGATGGACCAGGTCGAGATCCTCGGCCCGGGCAAGGCGAAGCTGTTCCGCTACGGCAAGGTCACGGTCGAGCAGTTTGTCGACCGGAACCTGCGGCCGCTCTCGCTGAGGGAGTTGCGCGCGAGTTGTGAATCGGCCGGTGCTGGCTCACTCATGACGACCACTGCAGACGGGTGATCGACCTTGCCCTGTGAGGTCGGACGCCTCCCTCACACGGTTCAAGCCCTGTCCGTGCCTGGAAGTGCCCTGCCGCTACCAGGAGGCGAAGTACGGACAAGTCCGACTCTCAGCCAGCCCTTGCGGTGCCCGATCCGAGCAGCGAGAAGTTCTCGGAGGCCGTCGGGCCCCTGCTGCCGCTCGCGCAGGACTTCCTTGAGGTCAAGAAGAAGGAGATGAACCTCCTTCAGAAGAGGCACGACAGCCAGATGAAGTTCGCCGAGGTCGCCCTTGCATTCGACAAGGAGCGAGACCGTCGCGGATTCTGATTCTGGCTCCTCGCCTTCCCTCGCCAAGCCTTGGGCAGCGCTCCCGGACTTCTCCCCTGTACTTCAGATCCCCACGTCCCCATTGACAAGGGCCACGCCAAACGACGGTGAGCTTGCTGCCGAACACAATCTCCATGTACTCTAAGTGTCGCGTATCCCCTTCAATGCCAAGCACAGCATGGCAACACTCAGCGCATCGCGCGCAGACCTCCGGTGTAATGTCTGCAGGAGCAAGGTACATTTCAATTCACCTCCTGGCTCGTCGAACGCTGTTCAAGTCCACACCGGAAAGCTGCCGGTGTAATCTCCTCCAACTGTGGCTCTGCGAACGTGCTGGAGCGAAGGTGGGCAAGGGCAACGGGGACAAGGGCCGCAGCGGCACTGCATGTTGCGCTTGGGCAGCGGACCATGGCCTCCGGGCCCACGCACTTCGGTTGAATCCCCAACGCGAGGGCACAGCAAGCACGCAAATCCCGGTCCAGAGATCTCAGCGCGCAGTCCCAGTACCTAGCCCCTGTGAGGGCATGGTCCGCATCGCCGATAGGCGCAATACCACTTGCCTCATGGTGTGGACAACACGTCAGTGCCGAAGAAGCCACGTATAGGTGTCGGCCACATGTGAGCACACACGGAGGGCGGGAGACTCGGGGCTGCGTCAGTGCGGCGATCACGCTAGAAATGGGCCAAGACGCTTCGGGTGATGGCAAGCAATCCTGGGCGATACGCGGTCGCAAGCCAACCCAATGCTCGCGCGATGGCAGACGCAGACCCCGCAAGCACAAAGCGCGGTCATTCCGCGTGCACGCGGGCAATCCACTCCCCAATCCTGCCAGGCGCGAGGCGATGATACTGGCGGAACACAACCTCCGACGAGATGCGTCTCTTCCACAGTTGCTCAACGAATCCCATGGTCGCGGCGTGTGCTGGGCGTAAGATGATTCGCGGCTGAATGGTCCACACGCGGCAGAGGCAGTCAAGAAGCGGCCCGCAAACTTCTCGAGTTGATGCCAGAGCACCGTCCAGATCGACTCGAATCCGAACATGTCTGTGAGAGAGATACTCCAGAAGGCGTCCCAGCGCAGCAACAGCACCGTGCGTACTCAATCCGTGAGCGGAGATATGAGCCTGCTTACACTTGATTCCAGCTCGCTCAAGCCAGGCCATCGCCTGCCGAGAGGACGCAACGCTGTCCACAGCAAGCGGCACACGCATAAGGACGGACTCCGGGAGTCCGCGTTCCGCCAGGCGGAGAGTCGCGAGGCCCGAAAGCTGGGAAGATGGTTGATCGGCGGGCCCGAACTCGGCGCTCAAGCGGGCCCTGCCATCCAGGGGCATGAGCCTGGCTCCTCGTCCGCGAGCGCCGTCTCTCTCTACTACGGGACTCGGTGTGCGTGTCCCGGATGAGAGGGGCGTTGCATGGCAGCGACTTGCGGCGACCACTTCCTTCGCGCGGCAGGCTCGAGAAGCGGCTCAAGGAGGAGGAGGTCCTCCGGCGGGGGGGAGCTCCTGGATCAGGCCGCCGACGCCGGGCTGTCGCCCGACGATCTCGAGGATCTTGAGGACGCTCCCGACGCAGAGGTGGAGCAGGTCGAGCAGGAGGTCATGGACCGCGCCACCACGGCGAGAACGATCGAGGAACTCCGGCTCGAGATCGGCCTCCTCCGCGACCTGGAGAAGGAGGCCGATGCCCTCGTGCGGAGCGGTCAGAACCGGAGTGGGAGGAGTTCTCGACCATCCTACATCACGAGTTGATGTTTCTCCCGGACCGGAGCCGCCGGAAGCTCGTCGTGTTCACCGAGCACCGGGACACGCTCAACCACCTTGTCAGGCGCATCCGGACCATGCTCGGTTCGGATACGGTCCGGACTATCCACGGAGGCATGGGGCGGAAGGAACGGAAGCACGCGGAGACCGCGTTCACGCAGGTGAGCCAAGACGGGTTGCGTGGAACGGAGAGCATCTCTCCGACTGACGGTCTCGCTCGGGGTCGGGGAGTCCCCTTTCGCATCAGCTGAAGCGTTACCGCTGATTCTCTCAACCCTCAATCACGCAACCGAATCCGGAGTACATTCACTCCTCTTGATACGCGAATTGACTCTTCGCCACGCAACCGCCCCAATGATACGACAATCCTGTAATCGCCAGGTAGGATCTCCCTGTAATCAGCTCGCCCGCTGCCATTCGTCCTGATGTGCGTACTGAGCTTGGTGCCGCCACTACTCCTATCCCGCGGTCTTACTGACAGTACGAGTAAACCGGTAATCGGATTCCCAGCCCCATCTGTGACCTCAAGTTCGAGTGTCGCCGCCGGTTCAAGCTCGATGGGAAGCTCTGCGTAGCCATCCCGCGGCACATCTGCGGACACAGTGGCGAGTCCGTATCCTTCGCGCATTACGCGGATCTCAATCGTGCCTGCCTCTAGATCGCACAATTTGAACCCTCCATCGCTGTCAGTCGTCGTCGCGCGCGCCTGCCGAGACCGTGCGCGGACCTGAGCGCCACTAACTGGCTCTCTCGTCACCGCATCGCAAACTCTCCCGACAATCCGAGGCACACCAAACACGAACGACCTCTCGAAGCTCCCCCCCGCGGGGATTCTGATCGCAACGCGCCTTAGCGAGCGCCCGAATCCGCCAACAGCAAAAGAATACTCACCGGGAGGTACGGCCTTGAATACGAACTCCCCGAGCGTGCTCGTCCTAGTCTTCAGCTCGTATCGATCCCTGGCTGATCCCAAACGCTGGAGGTACACTGGGGCTTCGACGAGCACTCCCCTCTCCATGTGACGCGCCACACCTCTGAACTCTGTTCCGGTAGCAAGGACCACGTCAAGTTGACGGACCTCGCCTTCCACAGCCTCCGCATTCATGGAGCGGGTCCCTTGCGCCAGATGCACGGCTACACGAAGCTCACTTGTCGGACGTAGATCTGGGAACTCTACCAGACCATCAGATCCAGTAGTCCTCTCGGTTCCGCGACTGGAGACTGCCACGTCTTGGTCGTGAATCCCGACCTTGACGCCAGACATGGCGATTCCATTCGCGTCCAAAACGCGAACTCGGAGCGTCGCCCGGCTTGAATCGTCGGTTCTCCCAAGAATGCGTGCTTCAACGCCGTCAATCCCTGAAGGAACACTGACGGGTGGAGGCGAGTCCTGCGTCCCCCGATGCTGAAGCATCTGCTGCTCGCTACTACGACGAAGGCCTGCGATTTCATCTGACTGCCCTGCGGCTCGGCGCACCGCACTCTCGCTCTTTCCGCTCCGCACTGTGGTGACTGTAGAACGGCCGGCTAGGTAGCCGAGTCCCACACAGAGAGCGCATACAACTAGCGCGCACACCAAGCGTGATCTCGCAGAGCTGAAGACTCGTTGGTCTGCTGTTGAACTTCGCATGCAATCTCCGCCAATGGCTCACGTGACGGTAATATCAGAAACCCAGTCAAACGCGGCCTTGTTCTTCTCAAGAGCAAGCACAACGTTCTTCAAGAGGTCCGCACAACTCCGCCGACTCGCCTCGCACTGCGGTCCCATAGGGGCGCCGCCTCCCCCCTGGCGTGTATCGAGGCCCGCAAGGCAGGGTGAACATAGCCTCACGGCCCAGCATGAGGTGCAGGGTCCTTCGCAGCGCCGCACCACTAGATCCATCAGCTTTTGGACGCGCTCGCAAGATAGGCCGTCTGTGATACTGCCTAGCGGCCACTGTCGCGGCACACGTTCGCACGCGTGAAACGCCCCCGAGCAGTCTACGAAAATCTTCCGCTGCCCTGGGAGACACATCCCTCCGGGTGGCAGGTACTCTTCGAAGCCAGCGTAGATGTTTCGCTTGAAGAATCGTACATAGGCACCGTCGAAAAGAGCGCGAAGAAAAGCACTCGGCGCTTCCCCGGCAATGCGCGCCGCTAGGTACTCCCGCTCCAACTCGAAGATCTGCACGGATCGAGCAGGGTGCCTTGGGATGGGCGCAACATCGTCGTGCCCCGCCATCCCGGACACCTGCAAGCGGACGTCCTGCATCAATCCATCTGCTTCGAAGAACTCCCTTGTTGCATGGAGATCTGTTGCGGGTGTGATTACGCAATTCACACCCACGTTTCGCCTGTAGTATTCGGGATCAAGTTCAGCAAGCTCAGCAAGGTTGCGCATTACAGTAGCGTGGGTGCCCCTCCCAGCCTCCGAGCGCCGGAAACGATTGTGCTCGGGCGCTGGTCCATCCAGGCTAACCAGCAGCGACACCCAGTGATCCCTCGCATACTCCGGCACCCGCCTCAAGGATGCAGTGCCGTTAGTGGTGATACTCACCAGGACTTCCATCCCTCTTTTGTGAAGCAAGTCCAGGGCGAGCTCAACGGATCTCTGCGCTAGAAGAGGTTCCCCTCCGTAGAGGCCGAGGGCCGGCTGCTCAGAATGGGTACTGTGCGACTGCAGGTACTCGATGCTCGCGGACAGGATATCATCCGACACAACCTCGTTTCCGTGGGCTCGGTGCCCATGTGCATCCGCCGTGAAGGAGCAGTATGTGCATCGCTGATTGCAGCGCGTCGTGACTTCGAGCGTTAACTGCTCTAGATGGTCCTCGAGCAAGTGCTGCATCTGGCGTCGCGTGTAGGCTGGGGCTAGGCCTTTTGGCGGTTCGGC